CCATAGCCCAACCGATGCACCCGTGCCAAGCGCCGATACAGCCGCCGCCCCCCACTTGGCTACCCCTGTTAAAGCGCCGACCAAGCCCGCGCCAGCCCCACCAATAATCATCGCCGCGCCACCAACAACGGTTTGAATACCCCCCATAATCCCCGTAAAAACCCCTATCACGATATTTAATCCGCCGACTGCGACTTTAGCCAACGTTGTGGCAGTAGCAAATGCGTGTATACCCCACCCGGCAATACTTATCACACCGCCTAAACCCATTACCAAAATTGCCGCCTGACCAATACCAGACACCAACGCGGGATTTTCTTTGACCCAATCAATAATTCCACCAACGACAGGCTTTAATTCTGTCCACAACGCGCCCAACGCAGGTGTCAATGCCTGCCCCGCAACAATTGCCATGCCTTCCATATCGGTTTTCATATCATTAAATTGCGCCGCCACACTACTTAATTGGGTTTCGCGTGTGGCTTCCGTTGTACCCCGTAACCCCTCGCTAAATTTTTGGCTCAATCCAATAAATCCGCCCACCTCATCATTGACATCGCCAAGCGCAATGCTCATCGTGTCAAAATTGGATGCCATCCCACCAACATCAGGCACACCAAACAAGGCATCCCCAAACACCCCCATACTATCACCCGCTTTTTGGGCATTAGGGGCAATGTTGGTCATGGATGTAGCCAATGCACCAAACGGTGTAACCAACAACCCTATATTAGAGATGCCATTGATACCCGTGTTAAGCCCCTGTATCGCCTCGCTCGCCTCGCGGGTGATGGGACCCATAAACACCATACTATCAGCCATGTCATCAACAACGGGTGTTGTCATGGCAGTCACCCCGCGTAGTGCCTCAACACTACCCGTCAATGCCGCCATGCGGTCGCCATATCCAGCATCAACCATCGCTTGATATGCACCTTGCAACCCAAGCGCATCAATCGCCGCCTGACCAGTCGCAAAACCAATAGCCTCTAGCGCATCCGCCATATCTTGATTAGGTTTAATCATGGCGGTCATCATTGCCGATATCTGAGTAGCCGATTCCGCAAAAGTGTTACCTTTTGTGGATAAAAACGCCATCATGCCACCCAAATCTTCAAACTCAATGCCTAGCGAATTCGCCAAGCCCGCCACTTGGGGCATTGCCCGCCCCAAATCATCCATAGACCCAACACCCAGCGCAACCGTCCGTGTCAAAACATCAGACGCATACGCCGCATCGTTGGCGCTAAATTCGTATGAGTTCATGACCGAGATAAGCGCCTGTGTCGTGCCTTTTAGGTCGGCATTCCCCGCTTCGGCGGTGGCAATCGCGGCGTTAAGGATAGCCATGTGTGTAGACGCATTAGCCACCCCCCCAGCAATATCATAATAACTGTCCGCGACAGCTTGCGGTCCCGCTTGGCTATCCATCCCAATCCGTAACAATTGGTCTCCGAGCGCCTCAGTCTGGTCACGAGTCAAATCCATAACCGCCGCCGTATTGGTCAACGACTCATCAAAATTCATCGCCGCCAAACTAGCGCCGCCAAATGCCACCAGCACAGGGGCAGACATCCGCATCAAGTCCCCGCCAAAATCGGATACACTCCGCCCAGCGTCTTTTACGCGGTCAGAAAACGATTTCGCTTCGTCTTTTGCCCGCCTTAAACCGGGTGTAAATTTGTCCTCTAATGTCAGTTCCCCGACCAGTGTCACATCAGCCATGATATGCCTTTTGTCTCTCATTCAGTGTGGCAGATACCCACACAATGTCTTCATAGCTCATCGTGTCAATCTCGCTTGGCAATTTATGCAACTCAATAGCCAACCGAGCGCGGACAATGTTTTGATATTCATCATCCTCATACACAAAATCGCCAGCTTCAAAATGATGTGTAAGCCACACCGCGCCAATTATTTTTTTTGGAGTGATTCCCGATACGCCATAAATGCAGTGTGCAAGCGGTCAATGCCACCCCATACCAAATAATCGAATGATTCAGGTTTTGACCAATCGATTTCTAAAGGTGCATCCTCAACCAACCACCCACGCGGGACGCTCACCACCGCCAAACTCAACGTTTTAGTGAGTGTTATCACCCACTTTTCGTTATCTTCAGCAGTAAAATTGCCCACTAAAATTTTGTTGCGGGCGAAGCCATATTCCCGTTCATTCGCCCAAGACAATTTTTTCATGGTGAATGTCGGTTTTTCTTCACCATACCGCAAAATACCGCCATCGTTTTCAATTGTTGGGGCAATATCTGGTATTTGACTCACGACCACACCGCCCCAGCATACATATTATAAACAGGCGCGTCCGCCGCATCCGCATCTATCTCCCATGCCACCTCATCAGCATTGATAGTTTGCTCAATTGGCGTACTGGTGATGATAAAATCTTGTTGATGGCGAGGCTTCCCCGACAATTGCCCTTCGGGACCGTATTCCAACGTGATGACGGTCAGCGCATCCAATTGGGTAATATAATCTGGCACACTGCCCACTTTATAACCCAATTTCAGCTTCAATTTGGTATCAGCTAAACCGGGTTTCCGCATTTTGTCGGTCGCGCCACTACCAGCAGTCACTTCGGTGGTGTTGCCCGTCCGTTGCAGATTGATTTTGGCAAACAACGGACTCACATCCGTTGAATTAATTTTGACATAAGGCGAATTGCCATTAAAAAATAAAACTGCCATGATATTTAGTCCTCCATGACTTCCATAACAATTTCGTAGCTATAACCACTGTGGTAAATTGGCTTCACCTGTTCATCAAATTCCACCAAATTCACCGTACCGTTTCGGATGATGGTGCAAATAGCCCAATCGCCATCGCCCACAATCACCCCTCTATTAAATATGCCACCATTGGCAAGCACACCATCCAATGCCGATGCACCCGTAAGCGCCTCGCCCAATGTATCCGCCACGCACTTAACCGTGAGCGTCATAATTTGCCGATTTTTTGGCGTTGTGCGCGTATCGTTCCCGCTTGCCAAAAAATACACAAAAAACGGGCGCGAAGCCCCTATAGGCGCAAATTCCGCGTATGCGTCACCATGCGTTTTTAGGGCATTTTGAACACTGGTGTAAAGCGTTTGTAAGGGGTGGCTCATCGCTTAATCCAAGCCTCCAATGACCGTTTTAACTTATTGCGCGACCAGTTATCAAACACAGGTCGAATATATGGGCGTGGCGCTATGCGTGTCGTCCCAAATTCCAAGCCCGGTGCATAATCCTTATCAGTAGCCACCCAAAATGTCAGCTTGCCTTTGGGGATAACCCGCCAGCTTGCCCGCAATGCCCCTGTATCAATGTTTGGCGGATAACCGGGTGATGACGCATAATGCACTTTACCATTCCCCCGCGGATACGCACGCCCCGCAGGACCCGAATTGAACACATCAACGATGTCGTTTTTCACTTCTTCCGCCGCCCCTCTAAGCCAATTCGATGCACTGCCACCATCCAGTTTTCGGATGAGGGCATCTAGTGGGCGCGTGTCCATCTCGGTAATCCTAAAATCGGCGCTCATGTCACCACCACCGCCACCATATAAACAGTCGAGGCACGATTCAGCCCGACCACCCGATACACAATATCATTAATGATAAGGCGGTCATCCGCCCGCACATCAGACCCCGCCAAAAAACTCACCCGATACGATTCGGTTAAGTTTGGCTGATTGCCGATTATTTCCATGTTGCCCGTGCGACCATCCGTACCGCGTATCAATCGGCACATCATCGCAGGATTCACAACCTGCAATTCGTTCACCTGTGCGCCCATCGCATCTATCGCAGTCGTCACACGTTCCACACGCGCCCAATTATCAAGCCATCGTTCAGCTTGTCTGGCAATGCGTTCAAGATGTCTCATGTATCACTCCAATCCGAGCGCGTCACACGCACCGTAGTTGATGAGATTGATGTGGATGTGCTACCCATGCCAAATTCAGCGAGTTTGATGGATAACATCTTTTGCAATCCAGTTAGCCCATTCGGGTAACTCACTCGCAACCAATCCGCCTGATAATCAGGCTCAACACTCACCCGCGCAATCAGATTTTTAAGGCACGCAATAACCGCGCCCTGCCACGTCCCTTCTTCAGCGATGACAAAAGTAATATCCTCATCACTAAATAGGGCGGTGGCTTCGGTTGTATCAGATAAATGAAACCGCACGCGGGTTATATCATTGGGCGATGCAGGGGTGTAGGTAAATGACATGGCTAATCACGCTCCACATACACAGTCACAACAACGCCACCCGTCACAGGGTCGCCTTGTGCGACGCTTGCCGTCAATGTACCAGCGACAGGCAACGCCTCATAAATGCCTGTCAAGTCTGCGCCGTCCGTCCCATCCATCAACTGACGGGGATAAAACCACCCGTCCGCATTTTGATTTGTCCGCGTAAGAATGGTTTGCGATGGCGATGACGATGTGAGCGTGACATCAGTCGTTGCAGGTTGTGATGTATAGTCAATATGTACAGCCAACACCCGCCCATTCACATTAGACGATGACGATTTACTACCAGTGGCAGACCCCGCAGAGCCTGCCACATCAACTACTAACCGAACGACATCAATCATTTATCACCCCTCTATGCAAACGTCACACCGACGCTAACGCCGTATGACCACCATTTGCCACCATGAGCGATGACGCTAAACCGATTGCCAGCCGTAGCCCCAAATGTGCCAACATCAGCACCCGACCCCGCACCATTCAACCCACCCGCAATCGTCACGGTGTGAGCATTGGCGGTTTTGCTGATAAAGTGTAATACCTTGCCATCATCGGTGACATCAGTCGGGTCTGCCAACGTCAACGCCGCCACACCCGCTTTGGTGATAAACACCACACCGTCTTTAAGGCTAATTGCACCATCGGCACTTGCCAAAGCAATTGACTTGCGACCAGATACCGCACCCGTCACATTCAAATTGCCTGTCACACTAGCATTACCAGCCACCGACAAATCACCAGCTAATTCAAGGTCATCATAATTTGTTGCGGACATATCGAAACCTTTCCGAGCCATGAGGCTCAATAATGGATATTATGCGTCCACAACTACGCAACTTCGTGACCGTAAATCCAGCGCCAATCATCGAAGCCATAGCCCCAACGCGCATACCCGCGATAATTCGATTTGAGGTTATAGCTTCCTGTGGGGTCAAACTCAAATTCGACAGGCACGCGGTTGAACCAATGCAGGTGCATCATCGCCAATTGACTATCAACCATATACCAATTATTGGCATCCGTGAGATAGTTCCATGTCACAACCTTAAAACCTTGACCTGCAATAAAATTGGCGTTGTTGTTGCCAGTATCAGGCTTCAAAGTGCTATTGACGACTTCCCAACCTTTGGCGGCAAGGGTAGGCGGGACAAGCAACGTGTCGGGGATGACATTATGCACCGCCCCGCTAGGCGATTTGGTGGTGGTCATGGCTTCATACGTAGCAACGACACTTTCCGCCGATAATGGCGATGTGCCTTTATTGCTTGCGGCGGTGGCGTTGGCTTTGCCTAATGGATGGTCAGTAGCACACAATGCCTTGCTATCCGTACCCAAATAGGACGAGCTGAACGCATTATTAAACACAGATGCCGCGTGCGTTTCGCGGGTGCGGGCAAAAGATAACCCCAACCGCAACGCCCGTTGATTCATGATGTTGTATTGAGCATCATCATACAACTTGCGCTCAATGGAGATGGCGAGGGCATATTCGGGGAAATCAAAAGTTTTGAGATAACCTTCGTTCCAATCGGCATATTCCAACGCCCCCTTATATTCGGGAATCTGGTTGATGTCCTCAATGCCTAATGTCTTTTCGCTATCGCGGTTAGACGTTTGCACGTTGAAAAACATGGGGATGACGCTTTGCATCCGTTCATCCATCCCCTGAAAAAAACCTTTCTTCAGTGCGGGCAAAAGTAGATTCGCCCAATTTTCACTAATCATCGGCATGGTTCAAATCCTCCTTAGTTCATCCGATTGACAATAAAAAATTAACCGAGTTCGTTGGCGGTGAAAACCACATCAACCGATGTTGTCACACCATCCACCAAAGAGACGATTTGAAGGCATCCGCCAGTGGTATCACTAACGTTGACTAATTGGGCGCTAGTCAGGTCATAAGTCCGCCCCGCCAACACATGGCTTGTAGCGTCCGCGCTCGCAGTTCCGCGCCAAACCTGATTCGGATTTGTCACCCAAATTTTGGCGAGTGGTCCCCCAGCCGATGAGCCAGTAGTGATGCTTTCCGCCATCACACCCAACACACGACCAGTCCCATTACCGGCTTTTGCCGCTTTGCCAGATGACAAAACAACCACATCGCCAACAACCAATGTTTGACTGTCAGCAATCGGCACATATTGCCATGCGGGGGTAGCATCCGCCCCGCTAAGGTCTTTCTTAAATTCAAAATTGCCCATGTTTGCCCTTTCTACTCTTTATTCTTCGCGTAATCCTCCTCACTCAATCCGAAGGCTTTAGCAATTCGCTTTTCATCTTCAGATAACTGAGGGGTTTGTTTCGTTCCCCCACCAGACCCACCCGCACCTTGATTTAGGTCAGGCGCGATGGGTTTAGTGAGGATAGGCAC